AGGAGCGTACGGTCTCGGTTGAGCCGGGTCGGCATATCTCGCTGGGCTTTGACGGGTCGACGACGGGTGACTGGACGGCGTTGCGTGCGGAGACTCGTGAGGGTCACCGGTTCACGCCTACCTATGAGGTGGGTGGTGAGGTGCGTGAGGCGATCTGGAACCCTGCTGCGCAGCCGGGGGGGCGGATTGACCGCTCTGAGGTTCGTGCGGCGGTGTCGCAGATCTTTGACCGGTATGACGTGGCGCGCATGTATTGCGACCCGCGTGATTGGCAGACCGAGATTGATGACTGGGCTGTCGAGCATGGTGAGAACGTGGTGGTTGCGTGGCCGACGAACCAGGTTGGGCGCATGTTCGATGCGTTGAACCGGTATCAGACGGACTTGGCTGAGGGCGCGACGACGCATTCGGTGGATGTGACGTTCCGGACTCACGCGTTGAATGCGCGGAAGGTTGCTAAGCCCGGGGATAAGTACATCCTTGGGAAGCCGTCGGATCACCAGAAGATTGACGTGCTCATGGCCGACGTGTTGGCGCATGAGGCTGCCGCGGATCAGCGGTCTGAGGGCTGGGAATCACAAGACAACCGGATGATTGTTTTCCGTTAAGGGGGTCGACCGTGGCGCTGACTCCCCAGGAGAAGGACCTCATCAACGAGTTGTCGGAGAAGGCTGTTCGCCGGTTCCCGCATGACGAGAAGATGGACCGGTACTACGAGGGCCGGCAGCGTCTCGACAAGTTGGGCATCGCGGTTCCTCCGGAGCTGTCTCGGTTTGAGATGGTGGTTAACTGGCCGCGCGTTGTGGTGGACACGATTGAGCACCGGCAGGACGTGAAGGCGATTCTGCGTCCTGGGTCGGATCGGTCTGATGCTGGCTTGTTGGAGTTGTGGACGGCGAACAACCTCGACTCGGACTTGTCCTTGTTGAATCGCGATCAGATGATCTTTGGTCGCGGTTTCATGTGTGTGGGTGCGAATCCTGAGGACAAGAGCGCGCCTCTCATCACGGTCGAGTCGCCGCGTGAGATCACGGTGAACGTTGACAAGCGCACGCGTCGCATCACGGCGGCGCTGCGCTTGTACGACGTGCAGGACAACGTGCCGCGCGCTTTGACGTTGTATCTGCCGGACTACACGCTGTGGGCTGTGTTCGAGCGCGGTGCCTGGCTCGAGGTTGACCGGGACCAGCACAACCTGGGTCGTGTCCCCGTCGTGATGTTCCTCAACCGGCGCCGTACGGGCGATTGGTGGGGCACGTCGGAGATGGCGGACATCATCCCGTTGACGGATGCTGCGGCCCGGACGCTGACGAATCTGCAGGTTGCTGCGGAGACGCACTCGGTGCCGCAGAAGTGGGTCCTGGGCATGTCCAAGGGTGACTTCGTGGACCAGTCAGGGCAGCCCATTCCTGCGTGGGAGTCGTACTTCGGGGCGATCTGGGCGAACCAGAAGGGGCCGAACGAGGCCCGGGTGGGTCAGTTCACGGCGTCGGACCTCAAGAACTTCCACGAGACGGTCAACCACTATGGGCAGCTCGCGTCGTCTGTGACGGGGTTCCCGGTGAAGTACTTCGGGCAGTTCACGACGAACCCTGCTGCTGAGGGCGCGATCCGTGCTGATGAGGCGCAGATGGTGAAGACGATCGAGCGGAAGAACGCGTCGACGGGCTCCGCGCTGGGCTGGGTGATGGGGATCGCTGAGCGGTTCCGCACCGGGTCTTGGCCTGACGCTAACCGGGTCGCGTTTGAGTGGCACGACCCTGGTACGCCCACGTTCGCGCAGCGGGCGGACGCGTTGCAGAAGCTGGCTGGCGGGGTGCCGATCATCTCGCGGCAGGGCTCGTGGGACGAGCTCGGCTGGTCTGAGGCCCGTAAGCAGCGTGAGCGGGAGTACTTCGAGCAGGAGTCGTCGGACCCGTATCTGGGGCTGTTGAACGCGAAGGACGAGGCCGCTGATGGTGTTGTCGCAGAGCCTGCCGCTGGTGGCGGTGGAGTACTCGAGGCGCCAGAGGCTTGAGATTCAGTCCGCGGTGGCGGCGTTGTTGCGGCAGTGGTCGCGCATGGGGTCGGAGTTTGATGCGTCGTGGTTGGCGATTGAACCGACTCTGTTGACGATCACGGGTGTTGCTCAGCGCCGCCTCGCTGCGTCCGCTCAGGGGTACGTGACGAACGTTCTCGAGGAGACGGGCCAGTTGCGCGCCGTTCCTGTGGTGGGTTCGGCGAACGTGCCTGCGTTGGTGGGCGTGGCTGGTGATGGTCGCCCGGTTGAGTCGTTGCTGTACGGGTCCGTGGTGAAGGCGAAGCAGGCGGTTGGTGCGGGGGCGACGGTTCCGCAGGCGTTGCAGGCGGGGCGTGAGTTCATGTCTTTGGCGGGCGGGTCGTTGTTTTCGGACACGGCTCGTCAGTCGGAGTCATTGGGCATGGGGATTCGGCGGCGCCCGGTGTCGGGGTATGTGCGGATGTTGCAGACGCCGTCGTGCCCCCGGTGCGTGATCCTCGCTGGTAAGTGGTTCAAGCGGAACCAGGGCTTCCAGCGGCACCCGGGCTGCGACTGCAGGCACATCCCCACGTCTGAGGCTGTGGGCGGCGACCTGACGATCGACCCGAACGCGTATGTGGAGTCCCTCTCGGACTCCGAGCTCGACGCGTGGCTCGGGAAGGCGAACGCCGACGCGGTCCGCGAGGGCGCCGACCTTAACCAGGTGGTGAACGCCCGCCGCGGCATGACGACGGCGCAAATCGGCGGCCGGCAGGTGCGGGTCACGACGGAGGGCACAACGCGGCGCGGTCTCGCTAACCGGGCGCTGGCGCCGTCGAACAGTCCACGCTCGAGCAACCGCCGCCCGCGCCTGATGCCGGAACACATCTCGTCGATCGCGAAGAACCGCGACGACTATCTGCGCCTTCTGCGCGCGAACGGCTACTTGCTGTAGCCGACCAATTGTCCCGCCCGTGCGATGCGGTGTCGGGTTTCCTACCGAGCGATTCGGGAGAACCAATGTCGGAGCCTACTGGCGCGCCCATTGAGGGCCAGCCGAACGTCGAGCAGAACCCCCAGGGCGACCCCGGGGATACACCGCTCGGTCCTAACGGGGAGAAGGCACTCAAGGCTGAGCGTGAGGCTCGTGCTGCTGCGGAGAAGGCGGCGGCGGACTTCAAGGCGAGGCTCGACGAGATCGAGAAGGCCAACCTCTCCGAACTGGAGAAGGCGCAGCGGGAAGCGCAGGAAGCGCATAACCAGCTCGCCGAGATCACCCGTCAGTCCACGGTTAACAAGGTCGCCCTTGCGAAGGGCGTCCCGGCCGACCTCGTGGAGTTCCTGACGGGTGATACCGAGGAGGCCATCGCCGCGAAGGCGGACCTGCTCGTGGCGCGTCTCAACGCTCCTAAGACACCGAAGCCTGACCCGTCGCAGGGCGCTGGTCCGGGCGAGGGGAAGGGGTCCGCCGCGGACGCCTTCGCCGATTTCTTCACTTCCAAGCTCGGGGGTTAGCCCCGGAAAGGACCAGTCATGGTCGACATCTCTCGTACTACTACGAATGTTCCTGACCTCCTCCCGAAGGAGGTCTCCTCGGAGATCATCGCGAAGATGGCTGAGGCGTCTGTCGTGCAGTCTCTTGCGCGGCGTGTCTCGGTCCCGGGGTATGGGCTGACGATCCCGGTGATCTCGGGTGAGCCCACGGCTGACTGGGTGGCTGAGACGGCCGAGAAGCCGGTCTCGCGGCACACCCTGAACAAGCTTGTCCTGACGCCGAAGAAGCTCGCAGTGATCGAGCCCTTCTCGGACGAGTTCCGTCGTGACCTGCCCGGCCTGTACGCCGAGCTCGCGCGCCGGCTTCCGGCGTCTCTGGCGAAGAGGTTCGACCTGGACGCCCTGTACGGGAACCGGTCGCAGATCGGGTCGCTGTACGACGAGACGAAGGCTGCGTCGACGAACGCGGACACCGTCCAGCTTGACGCGACGGGCACGTACCAGGACGTTCTGGATGGCATCACGAAGGTTGCTGACAACGGGTACGACGCTACCGGGCTCGCGGTTTCGCCTGCTGGTGAGGCCCTGCTTATGGGTGCGACGACGACGGCCGGATCGCCGCTGTTCATCCCGTCGGCACAGACGTCGTCTGGTGTGGGTTCCGTGTTCGGGCGCCCGGTCTTCCGGTCGCGCAACGTCACGCAGACGGGTCTGGACGCCGACGGTTCGGGTGTGGGTACGACGAACTTCACCGCGCTCGGCATCGTTGGTCAGTGGGACCAGG